ATAATTGCTAAGTTGATTTTAGGCTCTCTCATGCTATCCTACTACTCCGATATACATCAACACAAAAGTGATAGCTAATAATGCAGCAGAGAACACTAAAACGTCTCTCACAGCCTTTTGATCTTCTGTCATGATTAATAAGTTTTAAGGTTTGACAAATAAAGTTCTAATCTTGCAAGAGCTCTTGACTGAATATTAAGTCTATGCTTATACTTAGGAAGTAACTCATAGAACATACCTCTGCTCAAATCTTTTAAAGTATCAGATGTCAATCTAATTCGAGTCAACATGCCCTCAATCATCCACTCAACATCCTCAACACGCTCAGTTAATAGTTCATAGTCAAAATATTTGCCCTCACCTCTACACTCATTGCAAATATCAGACTCACTGTGAGATGGATGCTCATAAGCACTGCTAATTAATACTGATCCTGACCCCCAACAAGTGTCGCATTCTTTGATAAATTCTGTTTTCATATTGTTTTGTTTATTATTTATAGAACAAAGTTAGTAAGTTTTTTTATATATGCAAATAATTAGACAAAAATAATATTAACATTTGATTGTTAATAACAAAAAAGCCCTATTGCAGTAGGGCTCATGGTATATATAGATTGATTATTTTTTCTTAAATCGCTTTACAACAAACTTAGATGCTAATGTTGCAACAGCTTTAAGGAATTTATTTTCTGACTCCACAGTTACCTTAGTTCCTGTCTCATCTTTTTTGATGTTGACATCTACTTTCTTACCATCATAATCAAGCTCTTGATTGATACCATCTTTGTGGTATTCTATCTCTGCCTTATTTGTTTTTACAATTACATCAATTTTGTCATCCTCAATGTTAACCTGTACTTTTTTAGGTCTGCCTACTTTCTTTGCCATTTTAAAATTCGTTTATTAATACTATTGATACTTTCGCTTGGTCTTTTGCCATGCGAACCATTCTCTCATAATCAGGGTTATTGTTAAGCACTAAGCATCCCTCTGACCATCCTCCAATTTGAGTTGCTACCTGTTGACTACCTTTGTTATAGGTTGCTCCATGAACATTCATAAAGATAATGTTATCCATAATGTTAGTGGTGGGGTTTGTTTTACCATCTGCTGTGTAATCTCTTCTGTAAGGTACTTTGGCAACCTGTCTAAGTGCCTCCATTTTACCTCTGTGAAGTCCATAAGCATAACAATCATAGTTCCATCTGTCAGCTTCCATTACTGCAGTTCCTTTGTTGCCCTTATTGGTAGTGCAAGAGGTTACATATTGGAAGGCTGAGCCCTTGAATATATATACTTTGTCATCAAAGATGTTGTTGCCGTCCTCATTTGACCTAACAAACAACAGCCACATATCAGATGGTATGTTCTTATAAGTAGATAATGACTTGACTCTATCTAAAAGTTGCTTATCAGTGTAGTTCTTAACGTTGCTCATTGGTTTGTACAGTTAATTGTGATATTGTTGCTGCTACTGTTCCTGCTGTTGCTACATATCCTGCCACAGTTATGACCGCTGCAGGTAGTGTAATAGGTGCAGCAAGGATAACTCCTGCTATTGCACCCACTGTAATGGCTGCCTGTTGTACTCTCTTCCAGAACTTAGGAGTCGGAGCATTCCATCTTTGTGCTAATGTCATCTTAAATTTATTTCTATTAGTTTCTTAACTGATTGAGTGAGCTCACTTATCTGCTCAGCAAGATGCTTGATTTCAAGTTGTGTCATTTTCTCAATGGCTTCATATTTAAACCTTGCCTCATTATCAACAAGCTCAATCTTGCCTTTGAGCCTTCCTTGAGTCTCAATGATATCCTTTTGTTCTTTCATAACACTTTTCAAATCACTATGTAAACTCTTTAAAAAATACCCTATGCCGGATATGAGTATTGTTATCACTGTAAATGCTATCTCATTAAATCCCATCACAAAATCAATATGCTGTTATTATATCCATTCTCTCTCATTCCTCCACATGGACAACCACTATGGCACTGCCCTACACAATTACAATTACATGCATCAATCATAGGTCTTAGGTCAGTATCTCTGTTCACCTCTGCTGTGAACTCAGGATATAAGTCCTTATTAGCTATCAAGTATCTTGTTAACCTGGTCTCAAAAAATGAAGCCTTTTGTGCGTAATGCTCCATCCCAAAGGCAACCTCTGATCGAGTTACTGAACTTGAGAAATCCCCAAACTGAGTCTGCAGTCCTTTGTTTTTAAGTTGATATGTCAAGCCAAACACAGCATCCTCTGCACTCCTCCAAGCTATAACAGGTTGAATATATGCCACAAGTGCCTCCTCATCATTAGTCAATGTCTGAGCATTGTACTTAGTGAGTAGATAGTTGTAGAATGTAGTGCCTAAGATAGGCATAACTCTGAGCTGTGCCTGTGTTGCTATATATGGAGTAACATCTGTCACATCAACATTGGCTGTGATAGGTGTGTTAGTCTTTAAATATGTTTCTGTAATAAAGTATATCATGGTGCAGGTGTTTCAGTTGGTATAACATCACCGCCCTCTATTGGAGGCAGTTGAGCCAGTGCTCTGATTTCATTAGGTGTCATGCTTCCAAGTACCTTAGTAGCTACCAATGGACTTAATGAGTTCAAAGCATCTGATGTCTTAGAGGTATCACCTTCAAGTTCAATGATTGTCTCATTAATTATCTGGAAGTTGTTAATTGAGAACTTGCCAGGTATCTTAGCAATGGTCATTATCTCATTAACTATCTCCTCAACCTGTCTCCTCAATGGCATGACTACATTTTTCTCAAATACAACATAAGCCTGCTTGATATCACTGCCTGATCCAAGAGATCCTTGAGTTCTTACTCCCATAAGGATGGGATCTATTGTGTGAGCAAAGCATATCTGCTCAGTGTTAAGGCTTGATGCCTCTTGAAACAACTTATCATTGCTGTTAGTAGGTAGGCTTTCAATCTTAGGTAACTGATCTTGATTATTAGCAAAGAATGCAACAGCCTTACCGGCATTAGCTGCACCTTTCAACCTATCAATGGTCTGCTTAATCATGTGTTTCTCCTCCTCTGACTGTGGTCTCTTAGGGAACATCATAGCAAAGGATGGAAATATTGAGTTTTGAATGTTACTCTTAGCGAAGTATGATAGCTCGCCACTCAAAAATGCAAAGTTCAAAGCAGATGTGTACTGAGGCAAAGGATACCACTCCTGGCCCAAGGTCATTAACTCATAGCAATAGAGCTGCTCAAGGTCAGTGTTAGCAGGATGATACTTTTTTATCTCTCTCACATCAATTCGAGCTGTCCAATCATCACAAAGGAAGTATGTTTCTTTATCTCTTGACACTCTAACTCTCTCAGGTGAAATATTCTCAACTTTATATATCTCTCCTTTCTTATTATAACACAACTTGAAGTACACTCTATGGTGAACTATCAACTGTTGAGCTATGGCTCTGATTGTTTTACCTAACTTGAGCTTTCTCTCAAAGGTATATAACTTGAGTTTATCCTCTTGAGACATTTTCTCAGTCTCAATAGTGTATCCTCCACCTGTTGCTGAGTTAGTCTTAAAGTCAACGATAGCACCATGCAAAGGTGATGAGTAATATAGTTGATTAAGTAACTCTGGATAGAGGTTATCCTGCCCAAATGGAATGTATCCTGCTATCTGATAGCGGCCATTAACATAAGGGAGTGATAGGTTGGCTCCGCCTACCTTTTGAAATGGAGTAGAGAAGGACTGATATCCCTCCACTACTTCTGTTGCTTGTGGCTTGCTGCCTATAAATCTGTTATACCATGCCATTAGTCATAGATTGAATTAGTTTGTATCCCTGCCACTACCATGCGGCCCTCCTCTATCATAGTCAATCCTGTAGGATCAACTGTTGGAGTAGGACTCTCATAAACTTTATATCTGTATTGTCCCTTAATAAAGTCTATATCAGTAGGCTCATCGATAGTAAATAGGTTATATCTTGAAGGCCATGAGGAACTATCAACTCCCTGCCAATAGATAGGGTTAGCTGTAGTATCAAACTCATCCTCAAATTCAAATAAATAGTAAGGATTGGAGATTGTTGTAACCTCTGTAAGTGTCAACACAAAGGTGTTAACTGTATCCTTCTCAAGATATATCATACCTATATTGTATCTCAAAGAAATAATTATTAAAAAAGCCCCACCGAAGTGAGGCTCTTAGTTTATAATCTATGGCAAGATTAAAGGAGACTTGGTATGATAGTAGCATCAACCTCATAAGCCAAAAACTCATTCTCAGCTACAAGTGTTACACTGTACTTAGAGCCATCTGCTCTTGTAGTTCCTGATCCTTCACCTGTTGCAGATAATTGCAAAAATGGGAAGTACCAATATTTACCATTAGCATCCTCAACAATACCTGCTAAGTACTGTTGTCCTGCTCCTAATACTTTAATAGCTTTTGATTTCTCTTGATCTCTTCTATGGAACATCAAATTTATAGTTGCAGTTACATAGCTTGAGCCATTAATTAAATCAATAGCAGAGTCCTCTGTAAATGAGGATACGTTTCTTCTGAACTCTAACTCAATGAAGGGGTCAGCTGTAGGTATAAATGTAATACCATCAACAATCCAATTAGTTCCTGTCTCATCTGTAGAGATAGATTGGATGTTATCTTGTTGGTTTACATAGAACTTATAGATACCTCCTGAGTTATTGTCACAGCTTTTTAAAATTGTTTCTAAAGTTGCACAGCTCATTTTAGTTGTTTTTTAATGTTTTAAAATAGGGGGCATTTCTACCCCCGTTATATTTTAGATATAGAATGCGTTATACAATACTATCTCTGCAGGGTTAACATAATGGAATCCTACTTTCATGTTAGCACGAGTTCTCAAATAAGGCTCAGCTACAGTGTCAGATAAGTTAACAGCTTTCAATGCTTTGTCATCACCCTCTGCATCAAATGCATAGATAAGGTTATTTCTCAAAGTCAACAAGATAGTGTTATCTGGCATCCCTTCACACACAACTACATTGATTCCTAAGAATGTTAAACCTAATGGAGTAGTAACATAAGTCAAAGTGTTACCTTGTGCAGCAGCAAGCTCATAAGCGTTAGCTACATTAGTAGATACATAAAATCTTAACTCTGATTTTCTTCTGCTAATAGTTGAAGGAGCAGCAGCAAGTACAGCACTCAATTGGTCAAGTACATTTGATGTATCAATAGCACCATCATATAAACCAACTACATCTGTATCATAGAACAGTGGAAATAAGTATCCAGTACATAAAGACAACAATGGATCCTCAGACTCAGTGTTACCTTGCCATCTCAACAACTCGATATCTTGACCGATAGTCAATGCCATTTCATTCCAGTAGTATGACATAAAAGATGCAACAGTGAAATCACCATTAGATCCTTTTGCCATTTGCAATGCTAAGAATGATTGCTCTAAGTCAAACTGACATAATTGAGCCATAGCTGACAAAGGACATACATCAATATCCACTGCATCTAATGAATCATTAGGAGCAGTGAAATTACAAGTAGATGCTTGTAAGATGTTACCAAAAGTTACATTAGCTAACTTAGTCTTAGACTTGATGCCTGGCAAAGAGCGAAAGTTAGATGCAATATCCTCTGATTGAAGATATGCTTTGGAGTAGAACTCCTCAGGGTTGGCACACAATAATGCGTTAGTCTCAACCTCTAAATTAAATTTTAAATTACGGTTCATTTTATTTGGTTTTTGAAAATTTTACAAATTCTTTAAATAGCTCCCTTGAGCTCATCTTTTGGTTCTTAGCCTCAACCTCAATCTCCTCATCTCTTGGAGCTAAGTACTCCTCCATTTGGTTCTTAAGGTCAGCTATGATAGCAAGTAGTTGATTAACTTGCTCCTCAATCACAGGTGATACTATTGCAAGTACAGCCTCAGCATCAGTAGTTGGGTCAACTGCCATCTCAACATCCTCAGCGGCAGCATCTGCCTCCTCCTCTTGCACATCCTCAGCAGCTTCATCAACTGTAGCCTCAGCCTCTTGCTCAGCCTCTTCTGTGGCAGGTTCTTCTGCTGCCAGTTCTTCTTTGTCTTTGATCTCGATAACTTCTCCATCTTTTACGACATAGATTTTATCCTCGATCAGATGTTCTCCATCAGGTAACTTCATTGTATTTAGTTTTAATAATTCCGATAGTTTAAGTCCTAAGAATCCCTCAATAGAGTAACCTACTTGACCTGACTCAACAAGGCTATCATAGTACTCCTTATCAGTTACTTGACTTGTTAGCATTAGAGTTCCTTTAGGTACTTCAATACCATAGGTAGTGAATGCTTTGTCCTTTTTAGGGCTCTCAACTATCCAAGCCTCAAGGATGTAAGCAGGAACTTTCTCCTCTGCCTCATGCTCTAAGTTAAAGATATCTTTGTTTTGTAGGTTCTGCATGAACTTAGCATGAATAGACTCAATGACCTCCTCTGTGAATAGCACATCATACTCAGTGCCATCCTCATCTCTGCGATATATTGACATTGGTATCATAGCAGGTGCTACAATTCTCATCTTAATATCATCCTTAAAGGTCATTGGAGTAGCTTGATTGAATGCCATACCTTTTACCTTAATAGCAGGCTTGGCAGTGAAGGCAATCATTTCAATACCTAACTCCTCCCCATCAGAGTACTCAGGGTCAATAGTTATCTTATAGACAGGTCTATCCATGCCTATATTGTAAATAGTGTTATATTTGTTAAAAATTAAAATCTATGGTAAAAATTTTAGACAAAGAAATTCCTAATCAATTGAAGGAGTTAACAGTGCAACAGTTTGAGGATATCACATCTATCCATGCACAACAGGACTTAGATGCTATTGAGAAACATCTTAAAGTATTTGAGTTGTTTGGTATCACTGAGAATGACTTTGAGGACACCACCATTGAACAGTTCAAAACTTATGTCAAGGATTTTAACAACATCAAAGGTAAGCCAGAACTACAGTCAACTATTGAGCTTGATGGTTATAACTACACTGCCTTTGAAGGTGAGGAGTTCAAGTTATCAGTGAGAGACACTAAGCATATTGAGAAGGTCATGAACTCAAGGCATAAAGGATACATCTCTGAGATGTTAGCTATCTTATTCAAGAGAGATGATCTAAGCAAGGCAGAACACTATGATACTACTCACATCAAGCATAAGGCAAAGATGATAAGAGAGCTCAAGTCAGAGTTAGCAGTTCCTTACTTAGTAGAAATTGGACAAAAACTGTCCAAAGAAATCAAGAAAAATGAAGCTCCCGAAATCGTGGAGTGAGATTGATGTCCTGCAGTTTAAAGAGATAAGAGAGTTATATTCTATTGAGGAGGTATTTGCCAGAGAGATAGAGATACTCTCAGCTCTTGCAGGAGTGAGCTCAGATGAACTTGAGGACTTAGATGTAAGTGAGGTTAGTGCCATGCTCAATGATATTACATTCATTAACTCTGAGCCATCTAAGAACTACAAGAGAGACATTGAGCAATGGAAGGTCAAGCCACTATCTAAGCTGACCTGTGGTGAGTTCATTGACTTAGAGTATTTCTTTGCCAATGACTATATTAAGCATCTTTGTCATATAGCATCTATCATGTACAGGCAACATACCACTAATGAGTGGGGACAGTTGAGCTTTGAGCCTTATGAGTTCAATCCATTTGACCGGCATGAACTATTTGATGAGTACTGTATCAATGATATCTATGGTATCATACCTGAGTACCTATCATTTAGACAGGATTTCATGGATAAGTATCACTTACTTTTTAATGAGGAGGATGGAGATGAGGAGGATGAAAATAAACCAATGACATCCGATGAGTCTAAGGCACAAGCTGAGCAAAAGTCTGCTGTGAAATGGGGATGGGAGAGACTACTCTACTCACTTTGTAATGAGGATTTGACTAAGTTTAAGCAAGTAACTGACCTGCCTCTTATCCTTACATTTAATATGCTGTCAATGAAAAAAGAGCTTAATCTATAACATACCTCTGAATGATAGAGGAGCTGAGAAATCTCCACCTATAGGCTCAAATGTATAAATGATAGAACGCTTATCCCCTAATATATTTGCCACTTGTAATATAGGATACCTTTCAACCATCCATTCAGTATATTGAGAATATATTTCTGTTGTTATACCTTCTGAGTCTAATCTCCTGGATAGCTCTGCACAGAAGTCATAAGGTGTTATGTAGATAGTTCCATTATTGAGAAACCCAAAATAATACATTGCAATAATCTGTATCTCAAGTTCACCTAATGCAGGGATTTTAGCATTGATACGCACTGAGTCATACATAGCTCCTGTATCAATAGCACCATCCTCAGATATTATCTGCTGCAGAATGCGTTGTATCTTCCTCCTTGTAGGATACTTAACATTGAATATACCATTATTTGCGTAGCGTGCCATTATTCAAAAGGTGGTGGTGTTGGTTTTGGTTCATAAGGTATTAACTCAAGGTCTTTAACCCAAAGAAAAGACGTATTAACGCATTGCTCCATTTCCTCAACTGATATAACCCAGTTATCTTGAGCATCTTGAATAGGATTAAAATAAGAATCTGGTGCATACCATTGACCGACTAATTCGTCTTTTTGTACCTCTGTTAATAATCCGACATAGGTAGTCTTTTGTTCTGTTGTTAGTTGTGTTAGTTTCATACTTGACGTCCTAAAGTTGTTTGAAATGCTTGTACAGCTGTGTATAAGTTGGTTGCATCTGTGTCTGTTAAGCCGTCACCAACACTTGCAAAAGCATAGTTTCTTGCTGTGTAATTAACTGCGCTACCAGCATTATTTAATGCTCCTAAATATAGTGCGTAAGTTGGTAGTGTTCCCGTATTAGAACTTGTATTTGTACCCAAAGAAACATTATTTCTTTTTGATTTTAAAGACGTTGAATTTTCCCTTGATACAACAAAGAACCCAGTTGAATTCGCTACTGTTCCTGTAATTCTTTGAGCAGTTGCATAATGGTCTACAATATGGTTATTTGTTCCACTATCTTTTACAATAATTCTCATTAAAGAAGTTGTTCCATTTGTGGCAGCCCCAAAATCATCAGTACCTAAATTACCCGTATTTCTAATATACAAAGATTGGTGAGTTGAATTTAAGGTTAATGCAGAATTAGGAATTAGACTTGTATTACCCCAACCATTTACACTACCCGTAACACCATTACTATTCCAAGTCCATCCACCATTCCAAGCAATTTGATATTGCGCTGTATTTTTAAGGTTATAACTTGTACTTGTACTTGTTCCCCCAACAAAAGGATACAAAGCCTTCATCTTAGTCCAAATAGAATACCCTTTCAAATCAACTACCAAAGTATTGATTGCCGCTTGTTGAGTAGGGTTTGTTATTCCAGCCGCTGTTATAAATGCTTGTGCATCGGGGTCAAATCCACCGCCACCGCCTGACCTTGCTAATATTCCATGTGTTGCTAAAAACATACTATTCCCGTAACCAATCATAATACAATAGTAACTGATCCACTTGTTAACTTAACACCACTAAACTTCTGAGCCTTAGTAGGTCTTATGATAGCACCTGCCTTAACTGCTGTTCCTGTAGCTGCTATGTATGTTGACTTAACATCAACTGCTGCTATCTTAATAAGATTAAACACAGTGTCCTCAAGAACCACAATAGCATCAAAGTTACCTGTGAACTCAGTTGTATTATTCAAGATATAAGTACCTTGACCTGCTATTAAAATTTCGTTATCTGTTGCCATTTTATTTATTTATTATGTTGTTAAATCTCCTGCTAAGTACCACTCATTAGTACCTCTCTTTATTAATGTAGCCATAGCATATTGTGCGGCTGTCTTAGTCTTACCTCCACTTGACCTAAGTGTAACTCCTGTATCAGGCACTACAGTAACTTGACCTGCCCCATATTGTGATAGTATTATCTGAGCACCAATAGGGAAGGGTTGAGCTGTGTTAGTTGGTATTATAATATTGTTACCTCCTGAGAAGTTGAGCTCTATAAATTTAGAGTTATCTCCTGTAACTAATGTATATTGTATAGTCTTAGTATCAATGGTTACATCCCTTGGTGCAGGAGTATATCCTAATGCTGTTGCAATAGTTTTATTTTTCCATAGCTGAGTTGAGCTTTCATATATCAAGGCATCATTGTTAGCAAGCGTGCCTGTGTTAATGTAAACATTATGCAACTCATCAAGCTCCCATCCGTTCATTATCTTAACGTATATCTTACCATGATTTACATGAGCATACTCAACATAACCTATCACTACAATATGAGCTGTAGCTGCTGTAGGCTTGATGTTTGTTATTGCTCCCGGAGTTACAGAAGATAAATAAAGAACATCGCCATCTGACCACGTTTCACCTTGTAAATTACCTGTCGTATTTATCTCTTCAAGTTGTCCAACTGTTATAATAAATCCCTCTTGATTCGTTGCAATGGTTTCTGTAACAAGTCCGATTGTATCTGCTGAATTATTATCATTATCCGCTTGGGCATAAGCTACAGCTAATCTTTGACCTTGAGCACCTGATACTCTAACAGCTTGATAAGCAGCCTTAGTTAGTGTCGCATTAGGTGTTACCTTGTTCACTACTCTTGCAACTAAATCAACACCATTCTTAAGAATAACAGAGCCACCCTTCAAGGTTGTTTCTGAACTGCCTAATGTATTATTCCATCTTGTAGTTCCAACTGCTGCTGTGCCAGTTGGTGAGGTGTCTAATGTTAGCTGTCCTGCCTTGAGTTCAAACTCACCTAAGTCAACATCTTGAGTTGCTCCTGTGTAAGGAACATATGCACCAAAGACCTCTTGACCTGTGATAGAACGTGTCTCATATCCTGAGCCAGTGTCAACACTTACTTCAAGTAAGTCAGTCGCATCAAGTTCTGACCCCTTCGGAGTCATCTGAGATATTTTCTGTCTATTGATAGCCATACCTATATTGTAATTAACTTATGATTCTGTTATAATAGGAACTTGGCAATCTGTCCAATTACTCATGTCAACATCTAATGTCATGACCCACCCTGCTGCATAGTCTAACACTTGATTATTCAATGGCACTATGGCAGGTTGTCCTAAGATATCAAAGCTATAATCATCACTGAAAGTAAAATAGTTTACTAAGTCAACCAATATTTGATGACAGTCTGAGAGTATCACAGTGATATTAGCTCTATCCTTTTGTATGATGTCAAGGCAGGTTATCTCTAAGCTCATTGTATTAGTGTTCTCAGTTGCTATAGCTGTGATAGGTGCTATAAACACAAGAGGATATTTCTCATCCTTTGTCGCAAAGTTAGGTAACTGCTCCACGAAGTCACTACCTACTTTTTTTACCTGTAGATGTGAGTTATAAAATGCCTCTATCTTGTTGATTAATGCTTGATAACTTGTCATAGTTCTGCGTTCTTTTGTATCTTATTAATTTTGTTCTGTGTATCAGTCATCTCAGTCTCACTCACTATAGCATTGACTGTGATAGTCTGACCTTGCTGCTGTGCTCCCTCACCCCCTACATTATTGAGTTGATTGCCTTGACCGAATAGGCTAACTGATGGAGTTGCCATGCCTCCTGTTGTGCTACCTCCACCTGTGAAACTATTTGTATCTGCAGTTGGAGCATTACCTCCACCCTCAAAGGATGTACTTGCTATTGTTGCTAAACTTGTAGCTGTTGATATTACTGAGCCAGCTATTGCAGCGGCCATAGCAAAACCTCCATCAAACTTAGGATACTGAGCAAGGATTGATACAATGGCTTGAGCACCGTTGATAACAGCCATTGCTAACTGCATTTTTTTCTGTTGCTCAAATTGTTGCTTAAGTATTTTCTCCTCTTCCTTACTTCCTTGCTGTACTCCTTTAAGTTTCTTTTTTGTGTTGATATCTTGTATTGATGCAATAGCCCCTGCTGCTGTTGTAGCAAGTTGGAAGCCAGCCTCAATATTTGCATTAAGTTTCTCTCTTGCCTTCTCATCTATCTCAACCAACTTAGCGGCCTTAGTCTCTTCTGCTACTATTTCAGCTTGACGATATTTTTCTTTTATGGCTGCTATCTCTGACTCTGATAAGTCTTTTGCTGCAAGCTCAGCAGTTCTTTGAGCATCAAGTGTATCTAATGTAGTTTTAAGAAATGCCTCATTTGCTGCAATCTCTTCCTCCTTAGTACCTTTAAATCTTTCAAGTTCAAATGCTTCCTTAGATAATTTAGTCTCTGCTGTAAGTTGTGCAGCTGCTAAAATCTTTTGTTGATTCTCAATCTTTTTAGCTGTGATTTGGTCATCAATTTCTTTTAACTTTTTAGCAGTCTCATCCTCAAGCAATCCTCTCTCCTCTGAGCCTACCTCAAGTGAGTCCATCTTTATCTTTGCCTCAGCTTCAAGTAGTTCCTTTTGTGCCTCAAATTTAGCAATATCATCTGCTGCATTAAGTTCTTTTCTTTTTAGCCTTGCAATTAACTCCTCATTCTCTGCCTTCTCTATATCCGCTGCATTCTTATCTCTTGCTTTCTTAAGGTCATTGTCAATCTTTGCGAGTGCTGCCTTTTGATCAACTTCCTTTTTATAGATTTTAGCAAGGTTATCAAACAAATATTTTCTCTCAGCTTCAAGTTGTGTTATGCGTAATTCTCTAAGCTCTTGCTCTGACTTACCTGCATTCTCTGCCTCTTGCAAAGCTACCTCATTCTTTTTACGTAGGTCAGCAAGAGCCTCAGAATATTTATTCTTTACCTCTTTATTAGTGTTGCCCACACTTGTTACGTTAGCTTTAGATACAGCTGCATTACCTTTGTTAGTTATCTCTAACTCCTGTCTTTTAAAGTCCTGGATAATCAAGTTCTTTAACTGCTGAGCCTTAGCAAGTGCAGTGCTATCACCTAATTGCTGAGCCTCTTTAATCTGCTGCTCTACCTTAGCAAGTGCCTCCTTCTGTTGGATGTCAAGCATTGCCTTAGCACGCTCAGACTCTCCCTTGATTTGCTTGGCCTGTAGTAACTCAATCTGCTTATCTAAGCTGACATTGAGATTCCTTATAGCGTTAATCTTGTTTATCTCATTCTGCACTTGTTGATTAGCAAGATCCGCTTGAGTTTTAGTCAAGTCAGCTAATCTCTTCTTATCCTCTTCTGTAAGTTCCTTCTTTAAGTTTAATGAGTCAATCTCAGCTTGATTAATAGCCATGTCCCCCTCTATCTGTTCCCTCTTAAGGTCAAATATACTTTGACTTGTATCTATCTGGATTCCTAACTTCTCCTCAATAGCAGCTATCTCCTCATCACTTAAGTCCTTAGTAAGGTTATATAGTTCCTGCCTTGCTTGACTTTCTGCCTTGAGGCTTTCTCTATTTTTCTCACTTGCCTCTTTAACTGCCTCAGCATTTTCCTCTGCTGCATTATCTGTTAAACCCATCCAATCAGTCAAGTCCTTAAATCCTTGTATCACTGCATTGATAGGGATCATTATTGCCTCTAAGATGGCATCAAGTACACCAATCTTTTTTAAGAATATACCAATGGCTACAACAATAGCAGTGATTACCGCCACTAATAAAAAGATAGGATTCATTAAGATGGTTGCTCCAAGTTTTACAAATGCTCCACCCACTGTAGATAGAGTACCCATGAACCCTTTGAAGCCCTTTGCTAAGTCTCCAGGATTGAGCTTGCCCATTACATTACTAAACACTTGAGCTTTTTGTTGAGCCTCCTCAAAGTCTAAGCTCATCAATGAGTCCTTGATACCTCCTAATGAGTTGCTCACCTGTTCAAACTTTGAACCAGATGCAAATACATTGACCGCATCATTAGCATCTGCAAGTTGATCTTTCAACTCCCCAGCCTTTGCGGCAAGTTGTGCAATCTGTTCTGGATCAGTTGCATCTGCAATAGCTCCTTTGAGTTCTCTTAATTCAGCTTTGATAGCACCAATGCCGGTTATCTTTAATGGTATTTCAACTTCATTCATATACTCTAATTTCTATTGTGTTATTCAATAATGTGTTATCACCACCTGTGTATGCAAAGTCATACCATTCAACAATTATTCTGTCAGCATTAACCCATGTAATATAGTAAACACCTTGTGAAGAGTTAACTTGACTTATCATTAAGTAAGTTCTATTAGCATCAGGGAATGCTCCAATTAACACACCCTCATATTGACCAACTCCAACTCTTGACCATACAATATCACCTATTGTGTTTTCAAGTACAATTACTGTAGGATCTAATATTCCTGTCTGACTAATAGTTGCAATATATTTCTTATACCCTACAACAGGAGCTCCATTAATACTCTCAGTCACTGTCAAGTTAGGTACTACCATACCATCACTCTCTAAGGTCTGACCATCTCCAATCACTACTCCCTTAACACCTGGACTCACAGCGTTGCCCTTACCAAAGATTAGAACATCTGATCCGGGCACCACTACATTATTAACTTGAGCACTCTGTTTGAACACCTCATTATTACCAACTGCCACAATAGTATCTCCAATAGGCTTGCCGCCTGCAGTCTTATAAGGTGCTAAGTCAATCTCAGTATCAATACTTATCAACTCTACCTTTGTGAGGCTGTTGTTGTTAGCATTGTAATCTTGAATCTTGTTTATATTCCACCATGAATTGTCAATGTAAATCTTATCATTGAGCTTTAAAGATTGTATATCAACCTCATTCAAGTCAAAGTAAGCTATCAACATTTTACCTACATTGATTTGATTAACAGTCCTTCTCCAATATAAGTTATACAGGTTGTTAGCTGTCAGAGTTGCTACCTCATAAAAGTAGTAATCATTCGTGCCAAAGTTAATATCAAATGTAGGATACAATGGATTATTGAAATGACCAATCATAGGATAGTCAGTCAAGCCTATCTCTCCTGTTGTGCCAAAGTCTATGATGTCAAATGGTTGGCATGTACCTAATCCTCCATCATATAAGATACGGATGTTAGTATTAGGTGCAGCTCCATTGATTGCAGGAACATAAGCTCCGAATAATGTTTTATACACAGGAGTAGGTGAGAATAATAGCTCCTTAGTATCTACATCCTTAACATATTCATTGTCAAAGGTGTATTCTATCTGACCATAAATCTCTCCTGTAGCTTGTGTGTAAAGTACATTAGACTGATCCTCATCCGGTGCATAGGTGAGCTTAAGTTTTTTCTTAGTTACATCTGGAAGGAACATCAACTCTTGAGCCTTATCCTTAGCTAACTTCTGGCTCCAATCCTTCTCAGCTCCTGAGTCGTAATACTCATCTCGATGTCTTAGTATAAGGTTGTATGGATTGTCAATATCTTGCTCAACATATAAGTTGTACATCTGAAATATTGACTTAACAAAATCAGACTGCTTAATCTCTACAGGAACATAAGAGTTCATGATTAGAGTCCCTCCTGTAGTCTGCACATTATTGCTTGGCAGTATCACCATGTTGATAGATACTAAGTCAAGCACAACATTGACATCTACAGGAGTGAAACCACCACCTGCTGCAATCCAAATATTAGCTCCATTACTGTTAGCACTACCATAGGTCTGAGTTACCTCAACTCCTATAGATAATATCTGTATGTCATTAGGGTCTATTGCTAAGTTGAAAGGGTCATTTGTTAATGCAGGAATGCTAAGAGATTCAGCAAAGGTCAATATAGTAGTGTTGCCTGTTGGTAATGGTGATGCTGCAGGATAGTAAGCTACTCCACTTGTTGTGCCATACACCTTTACGTTGCCAAGCCCTGCCACATATACCTGAGCAAATACCCTATATTTATTTTTAACTATGTATCCTCCTGCTACATACTCAAGGACTGCATTACCTCCACTATTATTGTCAAGGATGATACTGCCTCCAATCTGTAGCTCATATGTATAGTTCTCACCTGCAAGAGCATTAGTGCTAAATGGTGAACTGTACTCCCCTGTTAAAGGGTCATATAAATTCTGAGTGTCAATCACCTCTGTCCATCCAGAGTCAATATCCTCTTGGAAGGTATAGTTCACTCCTGTGCCCTGTACATAACTTGTTGTCCATGTGTTTGTTGCCTCAACTCTATAGTCATTGTAATCAAAGTTATTAACATCCCCATTGTAAGGTATTAACAACTTATCAAAGTGAGCATCTGTTAATCCTGCCCATGTGTAAGTGAATCCAGCCACAGCAAATATCCTATCAAAGTAAGTCTGAGCATAGATAGCAGGTTTGAACTCATTAGCTTGATAGACATTAGTACCTGTGCAATATGGCATCACGTACTTATATCCATCTGTTACAGTGTTGCTGAATGTAGCTGCTATATCAGTTGATGAGAATGTATGATCTAAGTCTGAGAAATCTAAGTCATCAAGATTAGCATTAGTGATAGCACTAAAAAACTCAGCTCTGCTATCCTTAATCAATACAGTATAGTTAACCTCCTCCTCATAAGCATTAGTGTACTGAGACTTATTAACACTTACCAACTGTAGCAGTGCATCATCTAAGATAGGCACTCCATTCTGTATCACTTGACATCGAGTCAACGTGTTGATGTTAAATGTTCCAGCTTGAATATTTACATCATAGTAATTCCCAAGCAACTCATGATTGTTCTTAGTTCCCTCAAGGACAATGGTTTTAGAAAAAGTTCCTTTGCGAGATGTTAAATCTCTAATATCACCAATGTTAAATGTTATCGGAAAATTAGTCTTCTCAGATACATCTAAGACTCCTGTCTCAAGTATTATCTTAACCATTGATTATATCGTTATTAGATAACCTTACTTGGATTGACTGCTTGATTAGGTTGTTGTTGCGTTGCTTATATACCTCAAAGTTTGTGTTAAGCACATTACAGCTCACATACTCAGTTGACTCAGGGATATGTATGATACATCCACTCTCATCATAAAGATTATCCAAGTCCTCTGTAATACGATACACTACGTTTTTAACATAGGTTTGTGGAGAAGTTAACAACTGCTGAAAGTATGTACCCTCTGCCTCACTCATCCAGTTAGTGTTGAGGTCGTATGTCTTAACTACTTGAGTGTTGAAATTAACTTGACCTTGTTCATAAGTTTTATACTTCCATTGAGATGAGGTGACATATCCCGGGACATCCTTGTTGTATGTATCCCTCTTGATTGTGCCCTTCTCATAGCTCTTAAGTTGGAAGGCAAAGCTACCCCATGAGCCCATCCTATCTAAGAATAAGATATGACTCTCAGAGATTAATGTCCTTGTATCTATGTTCACCTTGTAACTCACTGACTTAGGGTCAATGAATCCGGGAGAGCCATCTCGATAAGTTACTGTGTACCACTTAGTATCCTGTTTTACAAGTGGAGCAGTGCCACTCACTAAGGTAAGTGAGCCATAGTTATTAGGACCAACTGCCACACCTTTAATATAGTCAAGTCCACTCACTGACTTGTAGAACACATCCCCGTCATCATTAATAAAGTACACCCTCTTGTTAGATCCTATGCCCACATCCTTGAAGTTGAGCCATAAGTCCTGACCAAGTGTACATGTAAAGTTCAAAGGTTGGTCAGTGAGCCACAGTCCAGATGTGTTATCAAGTGTGTAGTCAGTCTGATCATAGAATGGCATATCTATCCAAGGAATAGCTCCATTGAATACATACTTATCTAAGGTGCTAATCTCATTGAGGTTGATGTCCTTCCTATTGTCAGCATACTTGATACTTCCATTGATAGTGGCATCTGTTACCTCTGACCATAAAGCATTGATAGTGAAGTTAGTTGTGCCTGTGATTGAAATCACTGTGTGCAATCCTTCCACTCCCGGGTTGGCCACACCTCCATCTGCCTGTGTTATGTTTATCTGATCACCAACTTGAAAGGCATGAGTTGCTGTGATGCGTACATTGCCTCCATTGTTCACCAATGAAGCTGTGTAAGATAATGTGTAGATATACTCCTCACCTATCTTAACATCAAACTTGTAATATGAGTTAGCCGCATCATAAAAGGTTGTGATTGTGGGATTGAAGTCATAGCTTACCATGTTGCTCAATAGCTTGCTCAAGTCCTGCTCCCCATATCCTGTGCCATAGGTAGGCAGTGCCTTATAGTATCCTATCCTATTGGCTGTGCCTGACTCAAATATCTCAAAGATATATCGGAAGCCATCATTGTTGACATTAGTTGAGTTAACTATGAACTTGCACTCATTGTAAGCAGGAGTGAAATCTTGAGGTTCTGCTATGATTGTCATTGCCATACCTATATTGTATTTCAGTTGGCATCCTGTTAGAAGGACATATATGAATCATCTGTAAAGTATTCCTCCTTGATATGAGTGGCAGCATATCGGATGGCATCCATTGCATCATCCCATAACTTGACCGGCTCATCTGTAATGGTATCACCTATCTTTTTCCACTTGTAATTCTCATACTCCTTCTTAAGTTGAGGATGGTCCTCACAGAATATACCAAAGGACTTGATGTTATTAATACCTTGCTTGACTACCTTATTAGCATTTTCAATATAGTAACCTGCTCTGTCTATCTCAGCAATAATCTCAGGCCTTGAATAGTCAGCAAGGATGTTGATGCTTTTTTCAATGCCTAACTGATCCATCCTTGCTATGAGGTCAGTGGTAGTCAAGTAACTCTCATAGATGATAGGCTCAATGTATAGATCCTTATCTCTCCAATATACTCTCACCAATGCAGTGGGGTGATTATAACCAAAGTCAAGGCCATAGACAAATGAGGTGAACTTAGCAGGCCTGTGCTTGACAAATGTCCAATTGGAGTAGATGTTACTCTTGGATATGGCTTTCTCCCCTAATGCATAGATTTGATACTGTGCCTCATCGGTTCGTTTCAAGTCCTCAATCTGTTTCTTAATAGACTCAGGTAGAAATGGGTTGTCCTTGTACGTTGACTTGATGAGTATGCTCTCATCTGCAGGTAACTCATACAGCCATGAGTTAGACTCAGATGGGTTGTAGTCAAAGATTAGCTTACCCTCTGTCCTCATGTTCAACTGAGTGAAGTCATCATAGTATAGCTCATTAGCCTCATTGCACCATGCCAGGTCTCTTTTCCTACCTCTTATCTTTTGCTCATCATCCACTGAAAAGAACTCAACTATGCTGCCATTGCTAAAAGTGTAGATGTGCTCTGATTTGTTATGACTGTTCACATCATATATCTCAAGGCTCTTCATGATCTCAAGGAAGTCTCTCATCACTGTAGCTCTCAATGCTGGGAATGTTTTACGAATGATGCTCACTACCTTGCCTCTATTCTGTAGGCAGTAGACTATGATGAGCTGGCATAGTGAGTAGGTCTTAGAACTCCTTGAGCCGCCCTCATTGATTATAAACCTCACATCTGAATTGAGTGCATCATGGTTCTTCTCGAATATCACTGTACTGTTTAGCTCCATTTTAGGCAAAGGTTTGGCTATACCACTTATTAGTAGTATAGTTAATATATATCTTATAGGTTATATTACTTAATAATATTAACCTTAATCTCATTGATAGATTCTCCCTTAGTGGTAGTATCTACTCTCTCAGTCAATCCATTTAACCTTTGAGTTATGGAAGGATTATACTGCCCTGCCATTCCACCTGTAATCTGATCCTCTCTGATGACTCTCTTTATACGCGAACAGATGGCAACATATTCAGAATATCTCCTATCTCTATTCTCAAAATACTGATCTATACATCCTATCTTATCATAGCAATAATTATAGAACCCTTCAAAAATAAGTGGTCTTTCCAATGGGATAGCAGTAGCCTCCCCTGTTTTAGTAGAAAGTGAGTATTGATATCTTGGGTTTGACTTGCACCAATCTCTGTAGGCTTCAAATAGCTCCCACATTTTCTCAGGAGTCTCTATGTATTTATGCTTGCCCATCTTGAGCAGGTTTTTTCTTACGTTTCTTTTTAGGTGCTACCTCTACTGACTCAGCTGGGATAGGTGGCTCAACTGCCTCATATTTGATAACTGTAGGTACTTCCTCGAATAGGTAAGATAGTCCAATAGATTGGTAGTACTTCACCTTGCTCATGTCAATCTTAGCCACTACAATAGAACGTTGTCCTAAGATGCGATCATATACTCTGACAGTTTTGTCAATGTATTCTGTTTTAATTTTAAAGTTGCTCATATTCGTTAATTATTATGAATACTAAATATAGTGCTAAGGTAATGCTTGAGAACTTAAATAGCAAATATGTGTTTTCATTCCACAGTGCTATCACTACTCCAAAGGCCATTATGTAAGTCATTAAGCCTAAAAAATTAGCATTCCTCATACCTATATTGTATTTGATTTATATTTTCTTTAATTTCTTTAATCAGGAAGTAGGCAGATGTACTGTTAATGTTAAAATATTTAGCGAGTGCAGTCTGAGTTGAGTGCCCTTTGTCATAATATGCCTCAAATACTATCTTTTTTATTCTATCCTTTTGCTCTGTTCTGTATATTTCAACAAGAGCCTTTTTAAAGTTGTACCTATCTTCTATCTCAATCTTGTGCTCAAGGTCTGTAGGGTCATCAATGATATCCATTGTGTACTCTTGAGACCTGTACAAATCTTGTTTCTTAGTCTTAGAGCCTTGAGTCCAGATAAGATCACACTTAATAGTGTTGAGTAGATAGCTCTTAGCCTTATCCTCTGTCATATCTTGAGCATTGAGTCCTGCACAGTGTAAGTAAGCATTGTTAATAACTGCATCTGCATCTATTGAGGTTGGTATATTGAGCACATCTAAGAAATGTCGAGTGTACTTGAGCACCTCAAGGTAGTTATGAGAGATATATCTATCCAAGTGCTCCTTCATACCATTGAGTGAAGTCCTTGAGCCATACCTTCCTACGTACTGATGCACAGAAACACTCCTTATCTCTTTGTCCTGTAACTCTGTTCTTAACTTGTTGTAGTTGTATAAGGCTTCTCTTAGTGAGCACCTTCTCCTCAGGTTGATTGAGGATGGTCTCTATGAGTTGTATATCAGTTTGTTCAAGCATACAGCTGTGAGTGATGTGGCACAAGCCACAGTGAATGATTGTGAGTAGGCCCAAGTCCCCCAGAAGCTGAGACACTTCCAGCAGCCAAGTGAAGTATGTAGCCAATCTGGGAGGTTGAGCTTGTTATCTATGTAGTTCTGCAATGGTTCAAAGTGAGTGAACCACCAAGAGATTACTAATGGAGTCAAATATCCTATCATGGTGCTAAGATAATAAAAGTTATTAACATGACAAAGGAGAGCTGTTACACTCTCCTGTTTGGCTTACCAGAGCCTCAGACCTTGTACGGTGGGTTTCCTATGATGCAATCGG